TTACCTGTTAACGTATTAGAGTCTAAATCCTCAGGTGTGTTAGAAACTGTTACTCTAAAGTCAATCAAACCTCTGTCTCTTCTGATACCATCCAAGATTGGGTTAACTGAATCTAAGAACTCTTGTCTAACTTGTTCGTCATTCTGTTCGAACAACAATCTAACAGCTACTGCTGAAATCAGTTTACGAGCTTGTAGTAACAATCTTCTTACGTTTATTCTGTCAAGTGCAGATTCTCTAACCTGTAGAGTTTTGTTACCCCAAATCACGGTACCCACATCTGAGAAGGTTGCGATTGGGTTTAATCTACCCTTATACAAGATATCTCTGTCTTCTTGAGTTAATTTCTTACGTGCTTTAACACCGTTTACTAAACCTCTTGTGTAACCCGCTGAAGCGAACCATGGGAACGCGATGTTATCAGTTAACGCTAAGTTTCTAACAACCTCCGCAGTTGGTGGAATGTAGATTTGAGTGTTGTTAACTGAATCTCTTGTTAAAATCCATGGGTAGTAAGTTGCTGTGTAGTTAGAATCAATATCTGTTTCTTCTAAGTTGTCAACCGCTTCTTCAGGATAAATGAAGTTAGTGTCAAAATCACCTAAAGTTGGTACAAACATTTTGTAGTCAGGAGTTGTACAGATATAGATTGAATCTGCTCTGTCCGTCTCAACCATATCAATAGCTTCTTCAACAAGGTTTGAATTATTTACATAATCAACACCTGGTGTTGTGAATACATTAATGTTAACCGCTTCAGGGTTTTTGAATGTATACTGACCCCATAAGTAAGAATAGTAGTCAGTGTTACCCCACGTTAACTGGTCAGGACCTGTAATTTGTTTAAACGCTCCCCAACCTGTTGATGTTGGATAAGTAATAGACGGTGCAGCACCTGCTCTATAACCAGCAGCACCTAACTGATATCTATCACCGTTAGTTCTGTACTCTCTATAGATGTCCCATCCATCAAAACCACCTGAAGGTGCGATTGTAAATTTACGTGAGTTTAATTTGTAATATGGACTTGACTCATCAGTTGGTTCAGTTCTAAACTGTGCAACACCAACTTCAAATGCCGACTGACCTGATGTTGTGTAACCCGCAGGGATTGTAACAACTGTTGCTCCTGAATCCATGTGGAAACCTTTTGTTAGGTATGCCCATGGTGTTGACTCAGTAGCCGTTTTTAAGTTTGTTGGATTTTGTTTACCTTTATAATTAAAGAAGTCATAATCAATACCCATAGTATTAGAAATACCTAAGTAAGTTTTTCTAACCTTATCACCACCTGACCTTGTTTCATTATCAGTTCCTGTTGAACTACCAAACGGTGGGTTAAAGATAACTTGACCTGGTGTATAATACTCTGTCTTATATTCTAAGAATGGTGATTTAGCACCTGAATATTGTCTTGTTAAATATCCACGGAAACCACAAGGTAATGAATCAATCGGTGCATCTTCATTCATCTCTAACATGATAAATTTAGATTTTAATTCGAAATCACCGTTAGCTGTACCTATCTTCTTAGCGACAAAACTATTTTGACCTGGGTCCATTGTACAGTTAGTGAATTTTTCAATTACCACTGGATTTGCATCTGTATCAAAGAAGTCACGAACAACAACATCAAAAGTTCCATTATTAAATGAAATGTTGATAATTGAAATCTTTACCTCTCTGTTTGCCGAATTACCGTCAGATACTGTAATAAATTTAAACATATCGTAAACCTTACTACCTCTAAGTTCTGAAACAACATATGGAGTTTCAGGTGTTTGGTAACGGTCTAAGTACCAACCAATACCTGTATTGTTAGTATCAGTTCTTGCACCTTCTAAAGATAAGAATGAAGTGTTAAGACCTCTAATTTTACCTTTTCTATATCCAATATTTAACATTGAATAGTATTCTTCTTCTAAGAATAAAGGTACATCGGTACGAGGTTTAGCAAAGTTTGATTTACCAAATACTTTAGATATGTAATTTGAACTTGACACATTAAATGATGTTTTAAATGTAAATGTATCACCATCAATTGCAGTTGCATCAATTGCGAATGTTGCAAATGGATTTTTAGTGATTGCCGAGTATGGACCTGATGAATCAATAGATGCATCGGTTAATCCTGATACCTCATACACAGGACCATCATCATTTGAATATGTTGCAATACCTCTAGAACGTAAAGTTGCAACTACTAAATCATGGTACTCCGCAATAGGTGTACCTGAGTATGTAGTAACATATACTTCTGCAGTTCCTGTATATATTAAACCACCTGTGTTGTTTAATTCAGTTACAATCATACCAAATCCCGAACCACTATATACATCACTAGATTCACTAAATAATGAATAGTACCAAGGGTCATTAGTTGAGTCATCTAAATCGTTATCTTCAAAACGAATATCATCTACTTCAAATACGTTAGTACTTGCAGTGTATGTTGAAGGGGTTGCAGCACTAACACTTGCATATGTATCAGCACTTACCGCTCCCCAGTAGTAACCTGTGGAACCTGAAGATGATTGTTCTACTATCTCACCATATAGATAACCCTCCATATCACCTAATATAGTAGAGTCACCACCAGTATATGTTGTGTACGTAGTAGTTATAACGTTTTGAATAATTGAAGGTAAGTTTGAATAGTCAGTAACTTCAATACTTGTTGTAGTTCCTGAAGTTCCTGTAAATGTAACTTCATATGGACCTAAAACATCAGTTGCTGTCATACCTGTACTATCTAAATTACCTACAGTTGTAATTGACCATGAAGGTCCTGCGTCGTAACCCGATAAACCAAGTACTCTCGTTACAAACAATTGGTTAGATTGTTGTAAATAAGCTTTAGCGATATACGCTGCTTCGTACTTAGGAATTTGGGTGTTGACAAATTTTGTTGGATTTGTACCACCAAAGTATGCTTGGTATTCATCAAAGTTTGAGATGAAAATCGGCTCAAATGCTGGACCCGAAAGAGTTTCACCTACAATACCTAATGTTGTTACACCGACACTTTGTGCTACAAAACTTAAATCTCTTTCAGATGTATAAACACCTGGAGAAACGAATACTTTGTTTGCTGTCGCCATTGTTAAATAATTTCTTAAGTTTTATTTTTTAGATAAATATTACGGAAAAAGTCAAAAAACTATTATTACACCGCTATATTTATTAGGAGTAGGAAAAAAGTCTACCTTTTTTCTACCTTTTAAAAAAACACCGATGAGTAAAATAAAAAACATAAAAATTTCACCAGAGTCTCACGAACTATTAAAAAAACACTGTGAGAAAAACGGTTTGAAAATCTATAAGTTCTTAGAAAAGTTGATAGAAGAAAACTGTCAAGAAGTGACAGACATCTATGGTGAATAATTAAAGAAGACGTGCTTTAGTCAGTAAGTTAGAATCTTTAGTGACATCATTTTTTACGACTTCAATTCTAATAACATCGTTAGTTGATATTTTAATAACACTAACATCATCACCAATGTAGTTGTTATTTATATAAACAGAATAACTGTCAACATTATCAGTTTCTATAATAGATAAGTCTACTTCATATCTATATGTTTCAGACAACTCTGTAATACCCTGAGGAAAAACAATGTTTAAATCAAAATTAGTAGGGTTTGCAGGTTCTTTCTTAACTCTTCTTTTAACATTAAAAGTATCGACCTCTAAAAATGTTGCAGTTCTTGAAATTGCAGGTGACACCTCAAACTCTTCTTCATCCATTAAGAATCCCATCATTAAAAATTCATAATTCTGAACATAGTACTTTCTTTTTTCAATATCTAAAACAGACTCATCAGATGAGTTGTTTAATATGATAGGTATGTAGTGTCCTTTAATTTCAGTATATGCTTGACGAGAGCTAAATGTTTGTAAAACTTTTTTGTTAAATTCATTTAGGTGTCTCATCTTATTACAAAATATTTTTACATTGTAAGTAATATCTACAGGAACGGGTTGAGGTATTTTATAGATATCAATACCTTTTCTTTGACCGTCCCATGTTGGAACTTTGGCGTAATAAAATTGTTTTCTATTTGGTATCGTATATTGTAATGATGGATTGGTTCCAAACTTTACATCAGGATTTCTAACTGTGGCAACAAATGGTGGTTTAATATTTTTATCCAAATCTTGGAAGTTCCATGTTTCAGTAAACTGTGCCCAATTCTGTGTTGTAATGATTAAATCAATCGTTGGTATCTTTTTACCACTAACAGTCGTCTCTAAATTTTCCTTTACAAAATCTAACATCCCACGGTCTAAATCAGCATGTAATATTGATTTAGGTAGGTATGTACCATCTTCTTGAATTTGTTCTAACAACTCTTCCCTTCTTTGTAAAAGAATTTTTTCAGGTTCTAATGGAAGATGTTTTTTAATTTTTTTAGGTAATGCCATTATTTAATTTATTTATATTCCTCTGAACTCACCATCATTAACAGGTGCAGCCACAATACTTCTATAGAAAGGTTTGTAACCACCGTAAGTATGTTTATTGTCGCTGACAACACGACCGTCATTAACTACTGAATAATATCTAACTCTTTTTTCTGTTTCGTAATACCCAATGTAATCACCATATGAAATATCAATACCTAATTCATCCAAAGCGTTTTGATATACACCGACCTTTAAATTACCAGGTTCCATTTGACTCATACGAGAATTGGCATAGTCTTGGTTTTCAGGTTGTTCAATAGTTACATAACCTCTAAACTCTACAGGTGGTAAAAACTTAATACCATCTTCTTCAGTCTCACCATATACATCATCCGTCTTAGTTTTTTGACGGTCTACACGATACAATACTAAGGTAAAGTTCATATCACCCTCAAGCCATTCACGTCCCATCTCTTGCTCTAACGCAAAATCTTCAGACCCGAAAAACTTTTCTAATCTCGTTATTGGTACCTTTCTATTACTCATATGTTGATAAATAGTTTGATTATAGTTATATTATAAATATTTCGCTATGCAAAGTAATAAAGATAAATTATCAAAAATACCTGAAGTAAGGGCACAACGTATTTTAGAAGAGTACGATGGGTTCAATAACTATATAATGTCCATTAAGAAAAAGAGCGAAGTTCAAAAACATTTTAAACTAACACGAGCACAAGCTGACTACATAAATTCATATTACGAAACAACACCAAAGATTGCAAGAAAGTGGGTTGACCTCGACAGTTATTTTGGTACGAAGATGATGGAAGAAAAACTTCTCACAAAAGTACCTGATAAAGTTTATGTTGAAAAGATACTTGTTGAAAAAGACAAGTCTTTTCATATTTGGGGAAAATTATTTGAAAACCAAAAACTACATGACTTTTGGTTACCTAAAGTTGCATTGATACCAACACAAAAAGTCAAAGACGTTTCAATTGATTATGAACGATATTCTCACCGTCCGCCCCTGTCTCACCAAAAAGAAGCAATTGAAAAATTAGCATCTCACGACAAATACATCTTAGCTGATGATATGGGTTTAGGTAAGACGACATCTACTGTGATTGCAGCTTTAGAGTCAGGTGCGGAGAGAGTATTGATTGTGTGTCCAGCGTCTTTAAAAATAAATTGGAAAAGGGAGATACAAAACTATACTGATAAGTCTATATCAATTGTTGAGGGTAAAAAATGGGAAAGTGCAGATTTTGTTATCATCAACTATGATATATTAAAAAACTTTCACGACACAAAAAATAAAGAAGAATCGGTTATAATGCAAGAAGGTTTTGATTTAGTAGTTGTTGATGAAGCACACTACATTCAAAACGTTCAAGCCAAAAGAACCAAACTTATAAACGATATAATTACTAAAATTGGTAAAGTGTGGTTGTTAACAGGAACACCAATGACCTCACGACCAATTAACTATTACAACCTACTAAACTTAGTTGAATCTCCTGTTGCTTATAATTGGATGGCGTATGTTATTCGTTACTGTGAAGGATATCAATTTAATGTGGGTAGTAGAAAAGTATGGAATGTAAACGGAGCATCAAATCTTTTAGAATTGAGGGACCGAACAAAAACACACGTATTACGAAGATTAAAACAAGATATCTTAGATTTACCTGATAAGATTTTAACACCAGTATATTTGAATTTAAAATCAAAACAATACGAAGAGTTAATGGGTGAGTATTATGATTGGATGGAAGACGATAGTGAAAAGAAATCTCTTACTGTTCAATTTTCAAAACTTATGAAAGTTCGTCAGGTTATTGCAGAAAATAAAGTAAAAGAAACTTGTGAGATTGCTGAAAATATTATTGAACAAGGAAAAAAAGTAATTATATTCACAAACTTTACAGATACCCTAAACCAAATTACCGACCATTTTGGTAAGTCGGCAGTTAAGTTG